ATTGTACAAGAGCCAATATATTTGCATTTTGCCTTTGATGGCTAGATATCCTTTTTGATCTATCTCCCTGCAGCTTTTGGATTAAAGATTCCATTCTTTTTTCGCATTGATTATATTCTTCGCTTTTTGTTTTTAATAGCTCTGCAAGTCTAACAGTTAAATCTTGCTGATCCTCTGCTTCATCAAACATTCTATTCAATTTGTTGATTGCGCCTTGTATATTTTTAAGGTGAATATAATCCATACATACA